CGGAACCGAGCTTCAACACGATTGTGCCGCCCGCAGCGAGATCGAACCCCGACAATGCCACCTCGTAAGTATGCGCCCAACGGGCGCTACCCGAAGCATTTTCGAGCGATACGATCAATAGCTGTTCACCTTGTCGCGCATAGACGACGGCCAGCGGTACAATGTTTGCTGGAATCTGCTCCTTGGCAATCGTTGCGCTTTTGATGTATTTGATAACTTCGTCCGTTTTATCGAAAACGGCGAGATCGCCGATAGTGGCAGCCGATTTTCCGACGACGGTATTCACGCCGTCGTAAATCGTCGTTGTTTCATTTTCGATGAACGAAACGGCAGATTTCGTCGAAAGACGTTTCGTGTCGGCCGTATAAGCGGCCCGATCTGCGTATTTGTTAACCTGTGCCATATTCCGTTTGCGTTATTGAATTTTCCAGTCGGACACGGCCGCATTCCCCGTTGAGAAATAGAGTGTGCGGGCGGTCTTGTCGATGTAGAACTGCCCGGCCCTGTCCGGGGCTTTCGTCGGTGCGCCGTTGCCGACGGGTGCAAGGTTGTTGTCGCCCCATACGTTCAGCTCCTTGACCTGCAATTTGGGGATCACGACAGCACCCGACAAGACGGATATAAGCGCCTTTTCGAGCGTCTCAACCCGCTCGTCGAGGGTACAGTCGGAATGCGCGAGCGTATTGATAACGTCATCGTATGATTCGACGACAGACGGAACTCCGATATTAGACCTTGCTTGTTGCTTTTGGGCATCAGTTAGATTCTGAGCCTCGTCGTAACGAACGAAGGAGTCATCTGGTTCACCGGGTTCGCCTTTAAGACCCGAGAACTTGAGATCAATAGTTCGCTTCTCAGGGGTGCCTCCCAATTCAATCTTTACGCTTGGAGTGCCGGTAGTGTTATCCACACTGGCCGTGGCGGACGTAATCTGACCGGCCTCGCCCGGATCGCCTTTGTCGCCTTTGTCGCCTTTGTCGCCTTTGTCGCCTTTCAACAGGCGTTCGGTGATTACTGTAACTTCCGGCGGCGTGTCCCCGTCGGAGGGACCCTCCCACAGCTCTATATTGACGGTTCCGGGAATGGTGACATTCATCTCTCCGTCGGGGAAAAGGCTGTCGGGGGCGTCCGTCTGCAAATAGTAATGCAGGATTCCGGGGACCAGACGATGATGGTCTACAAAAACCATAATAGATTCATCGTCGAGCGGCGAACAGTTGTTGTATGTTGTCCCGTCGAACGAGGCAACATACATGTTATATGACGGTGTGTTGGGCGTTTTAAGTCCTAAACGCCACGGATAATCGGGTAACTTGCCGTCTGAAAATGCGAATACAATACGGAAATCGCTGGCACAGTTGACGTGGCGAATATTGTCATCGGCCATATTTATTCCTCTTTGTGTTTCGGAGATACCGTTTCGTACTCGTCGTAATCTTTTGCGAGTGCTTCGAAATCGTCACGGTGTTTCAGGTCTTGCGCGATATACCATTCAGCCGCCGGAGCCGTGATATTGTCGGCGGTATATACTTTGCCTTTGTATCTGAAAGCGATACCCCTCTTAAGGATGTATCCGCCGTTTTCCTGCTTGTTCATAGTCCGTAAAATTAGTATTGCCGCATCGTGATGACAGTTCGGGCACCGGGCATTGAATGATGCGGTGAAATCCTTGCCCGTGATCTCCTCCCAATCCGCTCTGATAACAGCCTTGTCGGCATCGGATAGAGAGGGGGCCGAAACCCTCTCTCTATACCATTCCTGTGTCTGCATGATTAGGCCGCTGCCGAACACAGCGATTCGAGCGCCGCCTTCGTCGTTGCGTAGTCCGTCTTGTAGAAGAACAGTTGCGACGTCGGGGCTCCGGTCTCGGTAATGTTGCCTGTCCAGCCGCCGGTGTCCCCGCTCTTGTCCATGTTCAGGTCTACGCCGGTTGCACCCTGCTCCCAGCCGATGACGACAAACGCCTGTTTGCCCGCGTCGCCTTTCTCCATGTTCTCGTAAATGCAGACGTATTTGTCCTGCTTGAGCCCCATGATGGCGGCGGCGTTCTCCGGGCTGTCGGCCAATAGGGTAACGGGCAGAACCTTGTCCCACGCGGTGTCGATGCTCGGGTTTTGGTCTGTGATGGTGATCGCCGGGGTTTCATTCGACGGGTTCCGGACCTTGTACCCCCGCTTGCCGGTCAGAGCCACCAAGTTGGTAATCATGAAGTCCTCGCGCGTGGATTTGTCCCAGTCGATAGCACCCCGGGAGATGAAGTAAAACCATTTTTCCACGCCTTTCGCGTGGGGCTCGTTGCAGTCGTTGAGAATGTCCCGCCCGAGCGTAGTGGTGCATGTTTGTACTGCCATTAGTTTGATGTGTTAAGTTAGACAAAGCACTTCGCGCTTATGGCAGATGCGGCCACGAAAGGGTGGCGATATGTATGTGTCGTTTCGTACATGATTCCGCAGCTTATATCCTCATAAGCGTTCGTGTCAAAGGTGCTAACCTTCGGCACATTGTGCAAGAATTATTCGTATTTTTTCCGTCCTAATTTTCCGAGGTTGTTTTGAACCTTGACCCGCTTCTGCCCCTTGTTGATGTCAACCACCGAAACAATGGGCGCCGGCATTTCAAGCATAGCTTCACGGATCATCGCTTTCATCCCTCTCATTCCGTCGTTGCGCTGGGGAAGATTCGATACTTGGATGGCGTTTCCGCCGCTTGCCACGTTCATGGCCGAGAGCATTGCGCCCCAGTCGTTGACAGCCTGGGCGGTCATCACGGCTTCGCCGTTGGATAACATTGCGGGGATGCTGTCCGAAGTTCCGGTGCCCGGGCCCGTGACAAGGCCGCCGGAGGCGTATCGGTATTTACTTCTTTCTTCTTCTGCGGAACTGTTGAGCGATTTAATTTGCGTTATTATGGTCGTAATGGTCGAAATTGCAGCCACCGCCCCGGCAATACCATCCCAAACAGTAGCGGAAGATGAAAATGCTTTGTGTAACGCCGCTCCCATCGCAGCGGCCGATTCGGCGATTGCCAACATTGCGACAACCCCCGCATCTGCCCCGGCGGCTTCTGCGAGCCCTCCCAATGCTCCGGCCAGTTGCTGTGCCGATTGTATGCTCATTGCGGTGCTTCGTTCTTGGGCTTTTCTTTCGTCCTCGGCGGCTTTGTTTTGGGCACCTTGAAGTGCTTTTTGCGCATCTTGTAGTGCTTTCAAGGCTTCGAGACGCTTATTGTCTATTTCAATTCCAGAAAGCCCCATCGCCTCGTATGCGGTCTTGAACGTTTCTACATCTTGCAACTGCTCCTGTAGTATGTTGACCTGCTCCTGAGCAATACGGATCATCTCTTCTTGGGCGTTGGTATCTCCACCTTGTGTTTGCGCCTTAAGAAGTCGGTTTTTGTATTCCTCCTCTTTTTGGGCAATAGCCATTTGCAGCCCGCCTATACGGTTAGTCTCGTCCGCTTGTTCCCGATCCCATAAAGCGACGAGTTTTTCATGCGCTTCTTCGGCTGCCTTGATCCGGGCTTTCTTTTCTTCTTCGGCGGCTTTCTTTGTAGCGGCGGTGCGAAGTTTGGCTGCCTCCTCTGCGGCTTTCTTCTCGTCCTCTACCTGTTTAGCCAATGCGTCCGCATGAAATTTTGTTCTTTCATAATCGGCTTGCGCAAAATCTGCGTTTGCCTTTTGAACTGCATCCTTAGCTTCTTGGAGGGATTTTGTCGTTTCATCGTTCTGTCTGCGGACATATGCAGCGTATGCCTTTGCTTCGGCCTCATATGCAGCCTCCCGGGCTATCCTTGCGCGTTCATACTCGGCGTTCAGCAACTCAATATTATAGTCCCTTTGTGCTTTGGCCAATGCTTCGGCATCCCCTTTGGCATTTTTTAGGGCTTCGGTGTATCTTTTTAGGGCCTCGGTCCCGTTTTTCTCGGCTCTATTGTTGAAATAATCGAGTTGCTCGTTTAGCTTTTCGATAGCTTTAGCGGCTTCCCTTGCCGGGCTTGTTATCCCCAATGCGTCCGTTAATTTGCCCCAGTTTTTGACGACCAAAGCAGCTCCTACTGCTAATGCTGTCAGTACCGCACCTAATGGAGTGGCAACGAATGCCAATGCCGCCTTAATCATTCGGCCCACCGCCGCAGTCATCAGCCCGAAAGCCTTTGTAACACCTCCCGCTTTATCTATGGTTTTGCCCAATGTCACGACTTGGGACATCTCTGCCGGAAGAACGGCGCGGATCGCTTCCTCATAGCTACCTACTTGCGACCGATAATCGCCAAGTGATTTTTTGGCTTCGGTCACCGCTTCTTGTTGCGACTTGATGTCTGCCGCCAATCGTTTGCCGAAATCCCCTTCGCGCTCAGCAGCGGATAGTGCATAGTATTGCGCCGTCAGTTTGGATATGTTAGCTTGGAGCTGATTAATTGACCCGGTGGCTTGTGTCTCGATTTTAATGTTATTCTGTAACTCCTTTGTATATTGGCGTTCTGTCTCTTGCAGGACCTTTTTTTGTGCTATTGATTCCCTTTCGGCTTTTTTGAGACCCTCCTCGGCTGCCCTTAATTCTTTGGACAATCTAATTAACGTTTCTTGTGCTTTAATGCGTTCGCCGTTTGTGCTATTGCTATCTAAGAACACTTTGCGAGCTGACTCTATTTCTTTTTCAAGAGCTTTAATCTGGTTTTTGTATTGGGCCACATTCTCATTTAACACCTGTATATTTTCACGTGTTAAGCGTATCCCTTCTACCAGTTCGTTATATCTGAACTGGATATTAATGATCTTGTCGATAGTGTCCTGTGCCATATCTCTTCATATGGGTTAAATGGTTAATATAATCCGATTATATTTATAGTTGCAATTAAGCATTTTGTTTAACACTCACATTATAGGTCTTTATTTGGCCCAAAGCATCCGAATACTCCATAGAAATGGTCCCCGAACGCGGTACCCCTGTATTGTTGGCACTAATACGGCGCGTGGTTTGGGCCCTCGGCGCAAGGCTGATCGGGAGCCCAGCGTTGCTAATAAAAGAGGGCACAGAGACGATGCTGAGCGGTACATTCCCATTGTTTAGAATGGTCACGGTTTGAGCCGACGAGCTCCACGGCAACTCCGGGCTAAACGCTATGGAAGGGATTACAGCTGCGGCCTGCTTTACGGTTACAGTGATGCTTATGGCGGGGGCTTCCTCCAGTTCCACGACGACGATCGCCTCCCTCAAAACCGGCGATGGGTTGAGAATCGTGGCAATGCTTATGATGTCGCCCTGTATGTCCACGGAATCGATGGCGTCTCCCTCGAACATCTGAATCCGGGGCGTTCCGTTCGTCGCGCAGGTCAGCTCGATCACTTCCCCGTCCGCGGTGGCGTCAATGCTGAAATCAGAGCTGTGTCCATTGAGCGTCAAATAATATTCTTTGCCTTTCTGCGATATGCTTATTTCCCGGCGCACATGGTCGGCTTCGCTGATACCAAGAATGACGGGGTCGTAATTGATTCCTGCGTCTGATGTGTTTTGAGGAACTTTTATAGTGAGCAACATCGTGCCGTCTTCGGCAGTTTGAAGCGTCACCGTCAAACGGCTGTCTTTTGAAACTACATAGGGCGTACCGTTCGACTGAACACTATACGTAATAGTTGTTCCGGCAGATGTTATGTCGGTCTGGCTTTGGTCGGCGTCCTCACCGTCCAAATACAGGTAGTAGTGGGCAGGCACAACCCCGTCTACTTTCAATTTCAGCAGTTGGCAGTCGCAGATGTCGTTTTCGCCTGTTTCGACCGAATAGATGGCGAATATCTGCCCGAATTGGGCGATATATACCGGCTTCGCATAGTCGAGGTTATAGAGATCGAGAGCTGTTAGTTTTGCCCGGACGGTGATGATCCGGAGGCGGTCCACGACTTTCTGATAGGAGGCGTATCGGGTCTTCACGATACCTCCATCGCCGCCGAACTTCATCCACGGGTCGAAACGCCCCGTACAGATGGCAGAACTGTTATATGTCTGATCATCTTTCCATGCCAAGATGCGCGGCGAACATTCCGAGTAATTGGCACCGCCTTTGCCGTCATCCTCATAGATCGGTACAACGGCGCAATTTACACCGCCTGTCGTCGCATTTTCCGATGCCGAGAAAGGCAGCTCTACAAGCTCCGCTTCTTTCTCGATGTTTTCGTTCCGGATCGTGATGGTGCCGTGCGTGTCGGTCTTTACATCGTCGTCATTGTCGTAGTCGAGAATATTGCTTTGCGCGAGGTCATCAATGGTGAAAACCGACGCATCGGGTATATCCACCCGGTGAATATCATTCAGAATTACCCGGTCGCTCCAGTCGATGATGTCGTTTTTCTGAACATTGGCGATTATGTCGTCGATGCTTATCAACTTTATCGTGTTCGGGTTGTCTTTGTCCGCATAGGCGAACAGCCCCTGCATGTTCATCATGGCGAGGATAAAATCGCCTTGTGATATGTCGGGGAGGTTGGGAGCGACATAAAAAGGATTCGGGTATGTTATTTCGAAATTGTCGAAATCTCCAAAAACTAAAACGTCACCTACAAGATACTCGTCGGGCAATACGTCCGATGATTGGAAACTAACATTAAATCCTATGTATTTGAATGCCTCATTTATGTCAAGGGCTAAATTGTTAAACAATACTTTGCCGTTTTTAGTATTGTATGGAGATGTTGCTTTATACAATACGTCGCGCTCACCCGTATAACGAGTACCATATATAGACATCGTTGTGGTCCCATTCCTCTCCTCACCATAACTCGGCCAATTAAACCTAACATAGAAATTATCTGCATTCGAAGAAGAAATAGATAGTTTGATAGTTGTTGCCCCATTGTTCTTGAATCCCATAGTGCCAAATGGGAACCCAGCTATACCGGCCTGGTCGTCTCCATTAAAATATAAATTTATGGATATGGGGCTTTCACTATTTGATTTGTAAGCATAATTATGCTTATAGTCTGCTTTTTTAGACACCAGCGGCACAATGGGCGGCAGCTCTAAGGTCCCATACAGCCTCCGGTAATCCTCGATGGTGATTCCGTGTGCCTGTTGAATGCTGTACAGTATCCGCCACACATCAATAGCCGGATGTAGATATTTGGGATTGGACAGCCCCATTCCGAAATCTATGCCCCAAAAGGCTACACTCGGATAGCTGACCACGCCGCCGCTCGGGGCCGATCCCTTTTTGAGTATTGCCGAATCCTCGTTCCACTCGATGTAATCCTCTCCAGTTGCCTCCAGCTGGGGCCCCAAATCCCGCAGATTCGCGTCGAACAAAGGCTGGAAATTGTCCGCGTTGCCCCACGTGAGGGTCACGTTGATAGTGTCCGCAATATCCGTAACCACGGCGAATCCCTGCGTGAACAGCGGCACCCCGTCCTGATACAATGCCGCCGGAAGGCGCACATAGGGAGCGTCGGCATCCACATCCGGGCGGGCGGCCTGACCGATAGCCCGCATATTTGCAGGCGTGGGAGGCAGCGCGATGTTATAAGATCGGTTCGACTGAATGCTGTCGAGGCTCGAAAAGATCGGACTTTGATAAAGCAGGGTTATGACTTCGTCACTCGACAGGTCGCACAGAATATCGTTGATATAAAGTTCGTAGGTCGTCATAGGTTGTACTCGCGTTTTACGACTTCAATAACCAGGTCTTGCATCGGAGCTCCGCTGTCCTCGGCCTCGCTGTCCTCCATAGAGCAGCGCACCCAATCGGAAAGGGTAGTATCCCACATCCACACCGCCTGGCTTCCGATGATGGTTTTGCACATCTCGTATATATCCCGCTCGACGATTCGACTGTGCAAGGTGTATCGCTTGGTCATGGTCTTGTTCTGAACCTCGAAAGGCTGGAGGGTTTCATCGAGTTGCGTATAGGTGGAATCTACGGACATTTCGTCGGTCGTCATCTCGGGGGTCCATCGGTATACATACGGGATACCCGATTTGTCGATCCATTTGAGGAATACGCCGCTTGTGCACAGGTCGTAATCGGCAGGAATACGGATGCTTTTTTCGCCGGTAGTCAATGTAATTGTCGCATCCAGCCCCGGCGTATCGAGATCGCCCATTCCCTCTATATCGAGGGGCGAAAACTGTAAAAAGGGACCTTGGGCCCTGACCAGCAGATCGCCCGCCTGTGCAACGGTTAGCGTTACCTCAATGGCTGTTGGGACGAACACCTCTTGGTTGAATCCGGCCCACGGGTAGAAGACTATCTTTTTCGCCGCCGGGTAGTTGGTGGCATTCGGATCGTCTTTGGCTTCCACATTGAGGGCCTTGATTTCGTAGTCGGCATATCCGACAATCGGACGCGACGAGTATCCGACACCTCCGCCCGGATAGGAGGCGTTGAACATCACGACAATACCTTCGCCGTACTCCTTTACCAAAGACTCGCACACGGCGCCGATGGGGAATATTGCGACGCCCCGATCATCGGTTTTGCGGGCAATGGTTATCTTGCTGGCGTCCTCGTTGGCCACGTCATAAACTTCGAGGGTTACGTCTTGATTGCGCACGGGCTCTTCTAATGCCACCTTGACGTATGCGTATCGGCTTTTGGTACAGAAAAAAGTATTAGGTACCGTTATTGAATTATCCCCTCCCCAAATAGTTTTCATAGATCTATCGTCGCATCTAATAGTTTATAAATGGAGGTGTCGAGCTCCTCCGTGATTCTTTTGCTGATTCTTTCGACAACTTCGGGCAGCAGGTCTTTCATGATCTCCGTTCCGCCGCCCTCCTGATGGAGTACGTTTCCATGATCCCAGACGCTAGAGGCAACGCCATACGCATTTATCGATCTTGGTTCGAGATTCCACCGCGCTTCTTTGGCTCGCGCCCACCGCTCGATGGCATTCAGAAAGGCCCCGAAGCTGCCGAACTCCTCCTGCACGTCCTGCGGGGAACTTCCCTCGTCGATATTCTTGATGCCTTTGCGTCCGACAAATGAGACCGTAAGTCCGCCGTTCGTAGATTCATGGATGGTTTTAAGGCTTTCGGCCGTCGCTCCGGTCGTTTCCTCCGGAAGCCCCAAAGCGTTGACATCTGCGCCGCTGTTGGTCCTTTTGGTCATTATGTTAAAGGCGATCTGTTCGGCCAGCGGACCGAACTCGTCTTCGCAGATGGTGATAATCCGCTCGGGGCTGAACACCTCTTCTATTTGCCAGATGGTGGGCATATCAGCAGATGTTATAGGTCATAGTTGCGCGTAAGGTTACACCTGCGACCAACGCATCAAATCTATTGTCGTACAATGGTGTTGCGTCAGATACAAGTTTGACCTCTATTCCCATCGATCGTAGTCGGTCGATGAATGCGAATGCTCGTTCTTCCATCTTTTCGACAACCGGCAGCACCTCAGTTTCCGTGTCCGGCTCCGCTTTCCCGAGGGTGTCGCAGAAATAGAGCGTTGTCGTCCGGCGTCGCGTGTCCGACATCCGTGTTTCGGAAATAGTCTCGTTGAACTGACGTAGTAATATGGGGAACTGCTTAATGTCATCAATCAAGTAATTAGCTTCGGAAATTCGGGCGTACATATAGGTCAGTCCCTCCGCCTCGGCGCACTCTCTGAATATCTCGTTAATGCTTTTTTTCATCGTCTCCGTCTCCCGTTAGATTTGTTCGCTTCATAGATGGCTCGCTGTTCCATGTTGTCGCACTTGCATGCCTCGAATGCTTCGTATACTGTCGCCCACGGCGTATTCCATGCTTTATTCATGTCAACGGCGCCGTTCATGATCTGGCAGTATTTCCGGCATACGGCGACAAGTCCGCGATTGGGTCGCTTGACACGCGCTTTCATCTCGGCGGCCGTGAGGGGCATTTCCAGCTTTTTCCACGATTTGCCGATACCTTCCAACCCTTTCTGTATGGCAATGAAATAGCGCTGGGCACGGATGAACCGGAGGCGTCCGATTTGCTCCTCGTCTATGCTGAACCCCGCGTTCCAATCCGGATTTCCGTCAATGCCTATGCGGTTGAACTTCACGAGCCCGAGCATCACACCGAGCACGATGCAAAAATATTCGTACGACGGTTTCCGGGCTTCTATGGCGTTCAGTTCGCCCATCGTGATCCCGGCAATGTCACGCACGGGCAGCCGTTTGTCGAGCCACATTCGGCGTTTCATAGGCACGAACTCCGGCTCCGGAAGGTCTTGGATGGCTTTTACGATACGTTCGGTACCCATGCTGAATAATGCACGGTTGCGCATCACAACATCACTAACCGTATCTTTGGGGGTTATTTTCATATGTTATATACGTTGATAGGTACAAAGATGTCGGCGCCGAAGTCCGGGGACAGCTCCACATCATCGACGATGCGGATGATCTCTCGGCATTCGTCTACCATATCGTTCCACACGCGGACGAGCCGATGCGTCGGAGATGTCCGGGAGCTGCTTTCGGTGTTCTTCAGCTTTTCCCCGGCAACGGTGTTGAATGTCATATGGTCACGCGAATAGTAGAAATAGACATATTTGGCAATTACGGATGTCCCCTTGTCCGGTTGGGCCAGCAGTGCCACAATAGCCGGGTACTCCTCAATATTGTCGGCGACATCCGACCCCAGAAGCATTCGCAGAAACCGAGGCTCGTATTTGGCGATATATGCCTGTATGTCGCTTATGATTTTGGGGGCAGGTCCGGCGGGTTTACCGTCGCTCTTGGTCTCTATTCCCGCAATATATGTCTCGGGATAGGTGAAATATCGCTCGTCTAAGATCATGGTATTTTATTTGAAGATAGGGGCGGCGTGTTGCCGCCCCTATCCGGTTACTCCTCCAGGGCCTTTTTATAGAACCCTTTGGCGATCATCATTTCCGCAGTTGCCCGCGATTTGATGAGTATTTCGCCCTTGTTGATACCGTCGTGCGCTCTAATGACTTCGACGCGCAGGACGTTGGCTTTAAGGGCGCGACGACCGCGCCTAACGGGGGCGCGTGTCATAGCTGCTTCATCTTTCGCTTTCATGGGTTACTCGGTCTGTGCTGTTGCTTTCTCGATGGCGGCCAAAGCGGTGTTGATGTCGGCGACATAGATATTCGCCTTCATATCCGGCCGTGTAACGAGGGCCTGCCCGCGATACCACAGCCACAGACGATACGAATCCGTCTCCGGAACGCGCTCGATCTCCATAGTGATATTGCGCTTGTCGTGCAGCTGGAGGGTCGTGGAATCGAGCACGACGAGCTCCGAGGCCGAGAGTTTCGGGGTCGGGATAATCGTCATGCCGTGCACCGACAAAGCCCCATTGGGCAGCACCGTGATGTAGTCGCCGAGGGTGTTCTTCAGCGTGCGCATCTTGAATTCGGTGGCGTAGTTCATCAGCACGTAATTCGGAGCCATCGAATCGTTGGTCTCGACCTTTGCCTGCGTTTTCATGGCTAGGATCAGGTCGGCGATGTTCGGCGCCGACACGCTGGCTGCCACACCCGCCGTCGTTGCATTGAACGCCGTAACGCCGGATGTTTTCAGTCCGTAGATGTGCTTGGGCATGGAAGCATCCACGCCGTCGCCGTCCCACAGCAGAGAATCGAGTTTGGCTGCGATTCCTTGCTGTGCCTTCGTCTGCGCCCATGCCAGGAAGTACCCGAAATCTTCGGCGCTCTCAGCCGAGAAAGGAAGCACGGACCCGAGTTTCGCCAGCTCACGGTATTTGCCCGTAAGCGTGGCGGTGTCGGTATTGGTGTGCTTGGTCATCTCCTCTGCATATCCGGTGCCGTCGGTGTAGGAAGCATCGTTGTACATGATGCGGTTCTTGTCGTCGGGCACATTGATGCGCGTGAAGAGTTGCACGAACGCATTGCGGGGGCTGGCGTCTGCGTAAATCTTCGTCGTCAGCACGGTGCGGTTGGGGTCTTCGTTCGTGACGTTCGAGGTGTCAAGTTTGAGTGCAAACTCGCCCGTAGACTTCATCCCGCGGCCGTTGCGCAAATCCTTGTAGGCGGCGGCGAACTCTTCTGATTTCAGCACCTCTTCCATAGCGGCGACCAGCGTTTTGTGTCCCTCCTGCTTGGGGGCGCCTTTCTTCATCGTGGCGATCTCGACGCCCTGGGCTTTAAGCGCGCCCTCCAGTTTTTCGATCTTCTCCGGCGACAGTCCGAGTTTTCCGAACTCCGCCTTGACAGCCTCGATGATCTCGTTCTGAGACTTGATGCCTGCGACCATCTCCTCGAACTGCCCTTTGATATAATCTCCGAGCGCGTTCAGGCCCTTTTTCTCATTCTCGCTGAACTCTACGCCAGCGGGAAGCACAAATGATTTAATCTCCATTCTTATTTGTGTTTTTTGGTTAATTGATATGTGAACCTATTTTCCCGAACATGTTCTCAGTGAGTGGTTTCTCCGGCTCGGCTGCGTTCAATGTCTCGATGATTTGCTTTTTGATCTTCATTTTCTCCTCCAATGACGCCGCATTGAGAGCATCGCTCATAACCTTGATGGCGTCCGGTAAACTCTTCACAGCGCCGACGAATGCCGTTTCCTCATTGGCTCCGGCGGTGACGACGGATATTTCATGCAACACGACTTCCTTAACGATGAACGCGTCGAGGGCTTCGTCATATTCCATTTTGTCCCACACGTAGTTGAAGCCGAACGAGAACTGATTAATATCGCCGTCTTTGAGCTGGAACCACGCCCGCTTTGCATTTGGCACCGCGTCGAAGTTGCTCAGCTTAACTTCTGCATATGCGCCGTCTTCGCGCTCTTCGATAGACAGTATCCGGCCGATAGGGTCGGCGAAATCATGTTGCCACACAAACGCGATTTTGCGGTTTGTGGCCGATCCCGGGCCCCTGTCGTTGATGGACTTGGCGAAGCATCCTTTGATAAGAATATCGCCCGCGCTGTCCTTGTTACCGAAATTAGCGAACTTCACGAGGATAATATGCTCGTCTTCGTTCGATATGTCCGCTTTTGTAACGGCGAACTCTTTGCGGCAGGCATTGCCCATTGCCGCCCGGCGTGCTTCTATTTGCTGAGATAAGTTCATATTATACGATATATTTCAAAAGTTCTGTTTTAGCTTGCTCCGTGGTCATCAGACCGCCGGACACGGCGTTATTCAGGGCATTCACGAGATTGGTCATGCCCGCCGCCTGTTCGCGCTTAGATTCTTGGAAGAGTTCAAGATGATCGTAGTAGGGCATCACCTTAAAATCCTCAAAGCCATATATCTTGTTGAGCACGGAGAATATATTATTTGCCTCGGGGATTATCGCGTCGTTATACAATATCGTTTTCGCTTCTTTGGCGTTGGCGTACGTTGAACCCTCTACGTCGAGCAGCACGCTCGGCACTTGGTAGATGTCCGCGATTTCTTTCTTGCAGGCTTTCTGCACGTCTGTCAGTCCCAGATCGGTAATCGTTGACGATACCGGACTTACGGCAGCATTCATGGACGTGATCGCGTATTTGAATTGATCGGCCCGGATGCCGTACTTTCTGAATGCCCGCTGTATGTTGTTCTTCTCCGATTCTGTTTCCGGCAGCCGAGCATCTCGGATAATATCGCCGCTTCCGGATGTCAGCGAGATAATAGCCAGCATACCGCGGTTGACCATCAGTTCATGCACCGCTTCGTAGGATGCCACGAAAGTATTCACCGGCTTCTGTAATGATACCATTCGGGATATGTTGCCGCCGCAAGCATTGAGATCATAAGAGGCATCCCTCACGATGAACATATCTTCTTTGGCTATCTTCATCGAAGACCCGCAAATGGTCACGGTGTAATCCACGATGTCCGCATCGGGTATGAACGATAACGCCGGAGATATTGCGGCATTTTCCGTGACGCAAAGATTGGGAACGACGAACAGCTCGAAAGCCCCCGGGAACCCCACCGATTCCATGCGTACGATATAGGCTTTGCCGAAAATCTGCGTCATGGCCTCGATGTATGCCACGAAGTCCGCGATGCCTTGCACGCTATTAGGGTGCGATATGGTTCGCACGGCGTCCGGTCGTTCGAGGTCTTCACCATCTTCCGTGGTGGCTGCAAGACGTAGGTTCTTAATTGCCGCGCATTTCTTCGAGATCACAGACATCAGCGGCGAGCAAAGGGCGTATGCTTTGGCTTGCCCGGCTTTGCCCATAGTGTCTATCGTCCCCACGGTTTCCGTTGATCCTTGAAATACCGGGGGCACGCCGATGTAGGCCAATGTCGAAACCGGTAATTTCGAGTCTGTATTGTCGCTTTTTTTGCGTATTTCGTAGCCGAATAGATTCATTATGCAGCGATTTGAATAAGGTTCTTGAATTCAGACTGAACGGCATATCGGGCGGCGTCCCATAGATGGTTGAATTCGTCGTGCGGGTAGTTTATGGCGATGCCGTTCACCGTCTCCCACACGTACGAGTTCGCCTCTATCTGCATGTTGCGCGAACGCACGCAGTGTATTCTGCACCCTTTCATGGCCGTGATGCCGTCCATGACAGACCCCGGATATTTTCGCACGGGGATGACCGTAAGCCCCTGAATGCGCATTGCGGTTATCATGCTTTCGGGGGATTTGGCATATTTGTCAGCGCTATCTGCATAGCATCGGGATACTCCGTTTGTGAAGTGCGGCGAAAGTGCTGCATACAATTTCGAAGTGTCGTCGATAGGCTGATATATCAGCTCCTGCAAATAAAGATGGTTCGGGACACGGAATCCGACACGTACGCAGGCCGTGGGGTCTGCTGTGAATCCGAAATCGAGGCCCAATACAACGCGTTCAATGTCTTCGGGGAATTCGTCGATCCAGTCGATGTCGGGGAATATCAGCCCCTCCTGCGCGGCACGTACTCCGAGGCCGTACACTTTCCAACGCCATTCGTCGGCAGTTCCGGCGGCGATATTCTCGGGTGTGGGTTCGTATCCCTCGATTGTGCGACGAACCCCCGCCGGGCAGAAGGGATTATCCTTGTACGTCGTGTGCGTGAAAATAGTATCCGGGGCGCCCTCCATATGGAACGCCCAATGCTCCGTGTATTTCGGGTTCCAGTCACCGATGACCATCCGCGTGCAGCGCATGGTGATATTGTCGAATTGCGCACGGCTTACACCGTCGAGCATCTCGTTGAAATATACTATGTCGCAGTCGTGGCCCTCTTTGACATCCATTTTGTCGAGACCCCGGAAACGAATCACACTATCCTTGATGCGATATTCGGGGAGAATATTTTCGCCACGCATACAATCGGGATCGTATACGCCGCGTAGTTGCAGTTTCTTGCGGAAGTCGTCCAGCGTCTTTTCCTTGCAATCTTGAAGCGTGGCCCGATAACAGTATATTTTAAGAGGTACGGACGATGATGCGCAGATGTCATACAGAAAGTCCGCCGTGTCGAAAGTCTTTCCGGATCGGGAACTTCCCTCGTCGAAGATACGGACGACGGCGCCGCTCCCGTCGTATAGCTGGTAGAGGTACATTTTGACTTTGTAGGTCTTGCCTCTGTATGTTACGGGATCGGGCGTCATTCCTTCACTGTCATTTTGCCTATGGACTGGATGATCTTGGCAGCTTCGGGATCGAGGACCACGGAAATAGGCTGTATTGCGGCCGTTATCTCCTTGCCGTTGGTCGTCACGTCCTGGCGGTCGGCAAGATGCAGAACACGCGACGCAATCGTCGGGTTGTACTGCTCACACATAGCACCCTCCAACTGATCGGATTCGATTCGCGCGCGCACGCGTGCACACACGACGGAAAACTCATCGAGCTTCTCGTATTCTCTGAATGTTTCCGGGATGATTCCGGCGAACACCGCAAAGCCGGATAATGTCAATGGGCGTTCATAAGGTACGGGAATAATAGAACCGTCGGCCAATACCTTGTTGCTGTATCGCGGATTCGCTTTCACCCATTCGACATACTCTTCGAACTTGGCTTCAAGAGCTTCGGGGGTATATGCACGGGGGCGGCCCACTTTGCGAGCGGGCTTGTTGCCGGTTGTTGTCTTGATTCCTTCCGTTCTCTTTGCCATAGAAAAAAGGGTCTGCGGCCGGATGAATAGCCACAGACCCTCGTTCCCAGGAAACCTACTACCAACAACGTGTCCTTTCGTCGTTAAGATTCGCGGTTATTGCCGCTTTTCTTGTCCGTGGGCTATATCTTCATAGCCTTACGATGCAAAGGAGCCAACTCTCGGCACATTATGCAAGAGTTCGGCGAAAAATTTTCAGATTTTTTTGTGGCCAGGGGATTGATGGGACGAATTGTTCAAAAAGTTTGCGTTTTTCTTAGGGAGAAAGCCTGCTTCAAGGCGATTTATTGTTCAATATGTACAAAAAATCCCCGGGCTTGTGGCCAGGGGATCGATGGGGTTTGGTGTTATCGCTATTTGTTATCGTTATCCTTTGTGTTTATTTCCGGGTGTGCTTCCAGATACATATCGCGCAAAGGGATACTTAACACGAAGCATACATCCGATATTGATACGTCATATTTGTATCCGTCCGGCAGCTCTATTGTTGCAGCGTTGTATATATAGTTCTTCATGTCATTGAATGCCGGAGTGTTCACCATGGAGGTGCAAGCCAACAGGGCGGCTTGCTCGACATCGAGCGGAACCCGCGGGGCTGAATTGGTGATAAATTCAAATAAAGCGCTTTTATTCTTTGCGATGAACTTGCCTCCGTTAATGTCGGCATATAGTTTTGCCCCGAGGTCATTCAGTTTTCGGGGGCTCATCTTGATAGAGAATATCGTCGCAGATGTCGGGTATTTCTGAATGAGGATGGATTTCATTTTCGTAATATCGTCATGGTGATATGCACACGGCAACTTATCCAATCTGTTCTGTATCGCCGCCAAATCGGATGTTACCCGATTTTCGAACTCGTCCAAGTGTTGCATAACTTTGCCTAACTTGAATATTTTAGCTAATACAGCCCATATAGAACCGCCGACAGCTATTGCCGTCGTAACAATCGTTCCTATTATCTCTATCGTTGTCATGTCGTTGTAGTAGTGGTTCTTTGTTACAAATATAACATTTTCCGTGCAAATAACGCGCAAAGGTAGTGAATTATTCTACACTTTGGGTAAAAAACGCCCCGGCAGAAGTCGGGGCGGGAGTGGGGAGGGGGGGTTATTGAATCTCGGTAATATCTCTATTGAAATAAAATGTTTCTGTTTTTTTCTCCATTGCTCCTATTTTATTGGCAGAACGGTATGAATGCTCAAAGCACCAACCGTAAATGTCATCAACGGATGCTGAATCGCAAACCCTTTTTAACGAATCTATATCAGCATCTATTGAAGCGATGTATGCTAACTGTTCCTTTAATTGGGTTGAATCCAAGTAATATATATAATCTTCGCGGCTTTTTTTATGATCTATTGCTACTTTAAGAACTTTTTCCGCTTGTTCTTTTATCAGGATCGGTTCAAGTTCTGAAAATTTAATAGGCTCGTAACTTTTATAGTCGTCGAGATTTTCTTTCATGTATTGTTTTACCAATCTTTCCGCTTTTTTTTGATTGGAACTACATGAACATAAAATAGCCATACATACGGAAAATAGTAAAAGTTTTTTCATAATTACTTCTTATGTTGCCAACAATATATGCTATCATCAGCGGCTTTTCTTTTACACCGATCTCCGTCTTGTGTAATTGCTGCGCATCTTCTATCTCCACTATCGGATTTTTCGCAACTTGTTGAAGCGATTGATGTTGTCAGCAAAAGAAATAATAAAATTTTCCTCATGGTATTTAATTTTGGTTTATACAATTTACCCCTCTCCGAGTATTCGGAGAGGGGCATGATTTTATTTTTAGTGCTATTATGTGTGTGCTTTGGCATACGGTTCCGGCTCTCCTCCGGTAGGCATTAGTCTAATTAGAACACCTTTAGCCCTCTTTTTTTAGGACGATTTCGCCCTTGTTTTTAGCCCTCTCTTCTCGGAACAAGTCAAGTAATACCCCGTTTTGCCGGATTAGTTCCTCGTTTTGACGAAGGACTTGGTCTAAATACTTCTTCATAGTGCTTGAATTATTTAAGTCAGCGTTCGAAAGTGTTGAATCTTCCCCTCCTTGACTGACGGGTTGATCGGTATTTTTGAGCATTGACCCTTCGCCGGTCAATAACCAATTTTTGTTTAGTGTATTGTTTAGGTTGCATAAACGCACGACAAAATCTTCCGGCCTTTTATCTGGGTTGTTGACTACTTGGGAGAATGCGGATTTATTGGAATAGCCCATTAGAAGACCTATTCCTTCTTGAGTTTTAGCAATGCCGCTACCTATAAGCCATTTTATGGCTTTTTTTATTCTCTCAGTCTCAGTCATTTATAAAATACACCTAAAAATAGTTTGCTTTTTGTTTGGATGTACACTAAACAAAGTTTATATTTGCATTGTGGAATTGAACTACACCGCAAAGGTAAAGAGTTCTACGCCGCAAAACAATGTAAAGATATATAAAAAAGATTGGAATAACCAAATCCGAAAGGGCGAAATAGTGTGCCAATAGGGCTTACAAATGTTCTTTGAATACATTTCATTATGCTTGCATTAACGGTGTTGCAAATACTGAATGTTGCATTATTGATAACGGCCATATGGTTACGGCTCGACGCGCTGCGCATACGGCGTAGACGTTTGACTGTATTAAAAGAGATTAGAAAGATACAGAATAAGCGCCGTTACCATCCTTTCATGGCTGGACGAAGCAATAACGGAATACCAATCCTATAACCATTAATATAAACGAAATATATGCAACCATCTCACAAACCGAAAAGAACCTCGATATTTCGACGCGTGAAATTATTTTGCATTCGCCGTCAACGATCAAAGCGTCGTCGGCAGGAATCAAAAGTGTTTCTTTTAAGTCATCAAATCGTTCTTCGATTCTGTGCATTACCTGACTTGTGGCGCGAATATTTTGATACAGAGCGGCCGAAAGAGCAAGCAGACATATTCCGTTCAGCAATACTGTCGCAATGCTTATCCAATATGTACAATCCGGATAGCAAGCATGTATGCCACCCGGATTGCCCGATATGGGCCGCCCTAATGAGCAAACCAAAGTCAGAATAGTAGCCGACGCAACAAACATAGTGGAGTGGACGCGGTATTTCCATACGGCGAGCTCGTCAAAGTAGGCGTTACGGTCCCTGATAAGTGCATCGGCGTACCTGATAACGAGTTGGCCCCGCGGGTTTAACGGTTGCATGATTAGTTCTTTGAAGTCAATTTTTTGAAATATGGAAAAACAAGCAAGCAAACATTCGACAACGACCCTCGCGGAAACGATGGAACGGGTCAAGGAATGGGGGAATGACCTCCGTCAAGAGCAACAGAATATTGGCGACAAGAAATTGACGCTTACATTCTACTCCATTTCAGCCGACACGCCGGAAGAAATGGCCGAACTAATAGCTCGCGAAAAGGCCGACGGAAACAAGGTAAGTCCGTTAATGGCCGTCGTATGCAAGCAATTAGAATGACTTGAAAAGGTCGTTTAATTGGTTTGCGATCTCGTCAGCGGCGGATTCTTGGGCAATTTCGGCAGCTTGTTCTTGCAAGGCGTCGGCAAATTCATCGCAGCACGGGTTGACGATTTGCAGATTGCCGTTAGCCCAAACTATAGTCGGACGACATCCGTGGACGGGGCAGATTTCAGCGGATAGTTTCTCGGTGATCCGGGCGTTGATGTTGTCGGTAGATAGTTGTTTCATGGTTTTACAGGTTCTTTGATGTTAGGTTTTTTATGGTTTCGGAAAGGTTCTCGATGGTGCGCTGCTGGGAGGCTATGACCGCCAAGAGGTCGGAAAACGACGCATCGGATTCCGATTTAGTGTGCATATCGCCATTCCCGGTAAGCAACCATTCGCGCGATATTTGCAAGTAATCCGCAATTACTTCTACGGTCTTGATACTGGGCTTTGTGGTTGAATTTGCCAAAATGCGGCTTAGTGTAGCCTGCGATACATTAGTTTTAGCGGAAAGTTGGTAAGGTGTGATTCCCTTATTTTCAATTACTTGCCGCAGTCGTTCCCCGAAAGTCATAAATTGAACTAAAAATTAATTACAAAATACTTGCAATATACTTTTATAATACTTATATTTGCATTGTGATACACGGCAAAGGTATAGTTACCTACCGATTATTAAAATGTAAAAATATACAAAAAAACGATAATAACAATGAATACTTTACAAGAAGACATCGAGCGTTGCGCCTTTGTAAAAGGTTACAACGTCATCCGCGCCCGGAGAAAAGGGCGGGACCTTGCCAGCATTGCTATGGATGAGATCAGCCAGGCATTGAAAGAAGGCGGCCTATGCGACAAAGCGTTCCACAATCGCAAATACGGCTATGTGAACCATACGCCCACGGAGCGGGAGAAGATCGAACAGATATTTACCAAATGGGGAGTATCCGATCCCTGGGGGCTGGCTTAAGACTATGAAAACTGACGCCATACTGAGCAAACGCGAACGTGAGGTGATGAACCTCGTCGTGCTGGGCTATTCGGCCCGCGAGATCGCAGATCGGATGAACGTGATCTACCAATGCGTAGCCAACCACCTCCAGAACATCTACGACAAGACGGGCACGAAGCGGACCTTGCAGGCATTGGTTACCTGGTATTTCACGCAGAATTTCGGCATCACGCTCAACGTGTCCGAGATGACCCGACGCATCGGGGCCGCGGTTCTGCTGTGCCTGTTCTCGGTAGAGGTGTTCAGTACGGATTTCGAATGTTGCAGGTTGCGCAATCCCCGCCGAAGCCGCGGGTTCAGGGTGGAGGAGCTGGTAGAGAACTAAACCAACAACACAATAATATGGAAACAAATTACAAAAAAGTAAAAGACAGCCTTCTGTCTTTCGGAAAGAATCATTCGGCCTGCCAAGATGAATATAAGCGTCTTTATGCGGCTGAAAGTGTCGAGGCGGTTATGGCAGTCGTTAAAGATAATTTCTCATGGTGTTGTCAATTCTACGATTTTGCCGATGTTCTTTTGGCATACCGGGATCAGTTCGCCGAACATAAAATATGGATCAACACTTCTGTTGAAATTAAAGAAGGGGTTGGTTACCTATTGACTACGGAAGGCGAATTCAACGCCCGGAGCTGGGGAAACCTCGACGATCAACGCCGAGAGCCGGGAAACCTCGACGATCAACGCCCGGAGCTGGGAAACCTCGACGATTAACGCCGATAGCTGGGAAACCTCGACGATCAACGCCGAGAGCCGGGGAACCTCGACGATGATTATCCTTACTTCGGCTATCGAATGCCAAGTAAACGATAAAAGCATCGCACGGTATATCCAAGACAATAGAGTTGTATTCGCGGATGATTCTATAAAATTCGAGAAGCAGGGATAGTAACAAGGAGTGCGTGGCAGGTTGGCAATGCCTCCGCATAACTAACGGAAGGAGATGTGAAGTAAAGTACCATCTACGCAGGTTCGAATCCTGCCGCACTCCCAAGATAGCAGCCCGCAAGGGTTAGGGGTTTGATCGCTGGCAATAACCCCAGCCGCAAGGCAGAAAGCGATCCGGCAGTCGGAGCCACACCATTCCGACCGACGCCTGCAACGTACTGCACTATGTGCCGCCATTGAGAAGATGCGGCCGCGAGTAAGCAAATAGCCGAAATGCGCGAAAGACCGGCACGGGCTCCAAAGCTGCGATGATATGAGCGGCGAGGACCACCGGGATAAATAGAACGCAAATTATGCCCGTGCGGTTTTGATCGACTTCACGGGCTCCAATGCGGGCTGAGTGCACACGTTCTTTCTGTCCATTTTGTAATTTAAGTTAGTGGTTATCACACCGCGCAAAGCCCGCACCCTTGCCCTGATGGCGCCGATGCACGTGATCGGTGAGCCTTGCCTTCGATGGTGTCAGGGCACAAGAACCTTAAAATTTCAAGGCTATGAAGAAGAAAGATTCAAGAAAGCCCCAGGCCCGCATCTTGGCCTATTTCATCAGAGGCGGCACGCTGACGGTGTGGAAAGCGATGAACAAATTCGGCACAACAGAGCTGCGAAAGATCGTCACGCGGCTCCGGCGTAAAGGCTACATCATCGTCGGCGATTGGTGTTACAGCCACGATGCCGACAGAGGGCGGATTGTCCGCTACAAAGAGTATCATATGGTCGTTAACCCTGAAATTGCACAAATATGAGAACCGAGACATTCAAGGCCCGGAAATTTCTGGGTATTGACTTCACTCCGCGGAAGCGATACCGCGCGGAGATCGAACGGCTTGAGCGAGTAAATGCGGACATCCGTCGGAGCTTTGCCGCAGGCGAGAAAGATCGCAATGACCTTCTGAAAAAGTGCGCCGAAGAACGGAACATTCGTTATGCCGCTGAGGCCGAATTGCAAAAGTATCAGCGTAAACGCGGCGCCGGCGGCCGTTTCATCAAAGAAAAGGCGTGACGACGCCTTACTTACGTCATAACAAGAACCGTCGCCCGCCATCCGTGAGGCCCGCGGGCGATATTTGGAGGGTTGGCCGAGTGGTTGAAGGCTCCGGCTTACTAATCCGGCGAGCGGCAACGCTTCGGGAGTTCGAATCTCTCACCCTCCGCAACCCCTTTGTTGGTGATGCAAGTAGAGCGACGATAGCGCAAGGGATTATTGCCGATTGCGCGGCAATGGCAAAGCGGAACAGACGCTTGACTCTATCGGACAGGTTATGCGAAAGCATCTGGCAGCCGGGAAAGACCGGCATTTATTGAGCTATGGTGTAACGGTAACACATCACCCTTTGGAGGTGGCGCTTCCGGTTCGAATCCGGGTAGCTCAACAAGTGATAAGTTCTTGTAATTATGAATGATATTTTCAAGGATATTAAAACGTTCCCTTACGGCTCGATAGAAACACGGTAATCCTGGTTCCTCCGGAGAAAGCCAATGAGAAATACAAGGCGCGCTATCTTAAAAACGCCGAGAGGTCGCGGAGGATGGCAACACATTTAGATTAGCTATGAATATAATTGAATGGGAATCTTTTCTCGGCTTTGATGACATTATGAATCTGCCGGGCCGCATTATGGAAATCGTCACAGGCGACCAGTCCGAACGCGATGATATATATCGCGAGGCGATCAAGTTGCACGGCGGAGATATGTCTTACGACTGGTTTTTCGAGCTGTACGAGGAGGAGTTAGCGCAGCGGAAAAAACGGCAGCAGGATTTTACGCCTCGCCAAGTTTCCGAAATAGTGGCTTTATTGACAGAAGTCGATGGCGTCGTCCACGAGCCGACGGCCGGAACCGGGGGCCTGCTGATTCAATATTGGTGGAATAAGGCGCGTGCGAAACTACCTTGGAAATTCAAGCCATCGACCTGCATTATGAGCTGCTGGGAACTTTCTAACCGTTCGATGCCACTCCTGCTGTTCAACCTATCGATTCGTGGGATTATGGGCGAAGTCTTTCATGGCGACGTCTTGGAAAATTCGGCTAAAGCCCGCTATGTACTTTTGAACGAGAGAGATGACGCATTGGCCTTTTCGGACATAGTTCGAGATGACAGCATATTAGGGTATCAGCACGGGCGTCCTTCGGAAAATCCACAGCCCGGACTTTTTGATAAAATCTGAATCGCTATGACATTTTACGAGTTATATGAAATATGGAAATCGACCAAGGGCTTCTACGTAAAGCGCAGCACTATCAGCGTTTACGAATTATCCCTCCGTAATCGCATCTTGCCTGCTTTGGGCTCAATGGATGTTGCCGAGATTAAAACACACACTTTACAAGCGTTTTTAAATGAGCTTATAAGTAGCGGATTATCCATAAAATCGGCGCAGGACACTATGATCGTCGTGAAGATGATTTTGCGGCATGGTGCGGATATGGATTTGGTGCCGTATCGGAAATTTAACCTTAAATATCCGTCCCGGAACATTGACGAGGCCAAAGCCATCGAAACATATACGATAGAAGAGCAAAAAAAGATTGTGCAATATGTAATATCCAACCCTGCGCCGCGTAATTTAGGGATATTGATAGCGCTGTGTACCGGGATGCGTATCGGGGAGTTATGCGCGCTTAAATGGGAGAACGTGGATATTGAAAATCGACTTATCAAAGTACGAAGCACTGTCAACCGTATTTACGAAGTTTCCGAAGGTCGACCCCAAACGCATATCGAATTCAGCAGGCCCAAAACAATCGATTCAAACCGCGATATTCCTATTCAGCGAGATTTGTACGGCATTCTAAAAAAATACAGAAGCGTTGCTAATGATAATTATTTCGTAATTTCCGGAAGCGATCATTTGAGCGAGCCGCGCACGTATCGAAACTACTATCGGGATCTCATACTGAATAAAGTGAAATTAGGCCGTTGTATCAAGTTCCACGGATTAAGGCATACTTTTGCAACGCGGCTTATTGAAAACGGTGCCGAAGTGACGGCAGTCAGTAAGATCATGGGACACTCGGATGTGTCGATCACAATGAACCTGTACGTACATCCTACGACTGCCACCAAATCAGATTACATCAATCGGTCAATGAAAGGATTTTTCTAATTAAAATTATGAGACACGAATCGGTACGCTACGCCATCGAAAAATACTACACATACTGGCGTAATTTCGCTAAATGGAAGTGTTTTCAGCTGGGCATGGTGTCTTGGGCCGATGATATTCTTCACAATGCTCTTGTCGAGTTGTTGTTAAAAACCGACCTGCAAATGACCGATGCCTTGTATATCAAGAATTACGTTGTCCGCTCGATCAAATCGCGCACGTACGATGTAAAACGCGCAAAGCGTGATCTTTTAGATATAGATTCACAGTATGAAGATGTGCCTGAATATGCCGATTCCTCCTATAATGGGATGAGTGACGAGGATTTCGCCCGGTTTCGCGAAGTGAGCTGCAATACACGTTGCGACGATTTCATCGTTCCCGTAAACAACGGTTTTTACGTGACGCCCAAATCGGGGTGGGTGAGCGGTTGGGTTCACTCATACGAGTTGAAAGGGCGCCGATATACTTATTGGCTATATAGCGCATTCACCGGGTCAAGGTGCAAAGGTGATATTCCGAAAAAGCTGAAGACTTCGAATAGCCGGCACGAGGCTTACGTAGGATTGATGAATTACAATAGATAGATCATCGGCTGACGTCCTATCCACGAATAACTAAAATCGAAACAACTATGGACACTATTACCCGCGTCTGCCGCAAATGCGGGCAGGAGAAGCCGCTGAGCGAGTTTGCGAAGGATAAGAATTGCGCATTAGGTCATACTCATATTTGCAAACAATGCAAGGCGGATCAGTCCCGCAAGAGGTACGCAGTCAATCCCGAAAAGATGCGGGAGTATGCCCGGGAGTATCGCGCTGCCAATCTCGAAAAGTGCCGAGAAATGACCCGCAAGTGGCGTGCAGCTAATCCCGAAAAGAGCCGGGAAAGCACCCGCAAGCGACGCGCAGCTAATCCCGAAAAGGCCCGGGAGTATGCCCGGGAGTATGCCCGCAAGTGGCGTGCAGCTAATCCCGAAAAGAGCCGGGAAATAATCCGCAAATCGTGGTGCAAGTGTGTCGATAATCTTAATGACAATTATTTAAGGCATAAATTAAAAGACAACAACCTACCTATTACCCCAGAAACAATCGACTACAAACGTATTCAACTAAAGCTATACCGAGAAATCAAAAACCAACAAAACGATGAAAGAGATTAAGAACATCCGGGAATTGACGGCCGATTTGGGCCGCGTGTATGCAGAGCTTCGGGCACGAGAGATCGAGATCAAAGAGGCGTCTGAGATTGCCAACATTGCGGGTAAGATCATTAACGGAGCAAAGGCTGAGATGATGTACCGAATCGCCCGTAAGGAGAAGCCGTCGATACCTTTTTTCGATGCCGATGGCAAATAATTTTGCAGATTCGAATTAGATTTCGTAATATTGCCGTCTGAACCACTACACGATTATGAGACAGGACGGGAACCAAGCGCCACGGATGCAAGACGCGCTCCTTATGCACGGCAAAACTATTAAGGCAAATCTCGTTGTCATTCTTTTCGAAGACAACGGGGCAAAGATAGTATATTGCCCGGCGCTGAATGTCTATGGATACGGGCTGACGGATCAAGAGGCCCGGGAGTCTTTCGAATACTGTCTCGAAGAGTTCTTCGATTACACCGTTAAGAAAAAGACGCTGATTAAAGAGCTGGAGTCCCTCGGCTGGGAGATAAGGAGCCGACGGAAGTTTGCCGCCCCGGTATTCAGCCGGTTGTTGGAGAAGAACAAAACGCTGCGGAAAGTTATGGACACGAAAGATTTCAAGAAAGTGTCCGCTCCGGTCCGTATTCCCGCTATTTCGTAAATTCGCTATGGGGCGGCTGTCCAATATTTCGGCGCGACGATTCCGGGGTTTCCTCGAATCGAAAGGGTTAAAATGTATCAAGACCGAGGGCGGACACGAAAAATGGGCGCGGGCCGATTTGCGGCGGCCTGTCATGTTACAGACGCACGTTGATCCGGTTCCGGAGTTCATTGTGCGAAACAATCTAAAGACGATAGGCGCCACGATAAAAGAGCTTGTAGAATATCTTGGCAGTTGATGTTGCTGAGATATCCGTAATTTGTAAAACCGAGGCTGTGCTTCGGTTTTTTCGTTGGATTTTTTTTGCAGATTCGAAATGATTTCGTATATTTGCCTTTGCCAAAGAACTGCATTACGCAGCTAACAAGTACATACAAAGTCCTTTTGGGCGTGTTCCTGTTGCACTTCTACTCTGCGTAGTTGTGGTTCTTTGGCGAGAATAGGGGGCACGCCCTCTTTTTATACTATTGTATAACTAACTTGTGTTCAACAAATGCCAAAGAACAACACAAGTGGTACCGGGGTAAATAACACCCAGACCACACCGCGCGCAAAGCGTTTCCCGTATTTTCTCCGCGACATGCGGAAACTCACTCTGAGCGAAGAGCAAACCTACCAGGTATCCTTTACCGCAACCGTACACAAAGAGTACGGCAATCAACCCGTGGGGCTCGATTTTTCGTGTCCCTACAAAACGGTGCATCCTCTTCTTGCGCTGGGATATGCCATTGCCGACTGCGAAGACCGGTATTTCTCGACCGAAATAGAGGTCGGGTCGATTCGCATCAAAAAATTCTAAACCGCTGAATCATGGAGCATCTTGTAACGCTGGTTCTGCCGCTATTGGTGATAGCCGCAGTTTTCGGTATCGTCTACTCCGACAAGCGCATCTACGACGTCGTGGAGGTCATTCTCACCCGCGTATTTGAAAAATTCGATTAGTCATGGAACTTTATTGTGTGCAATGCCATCGACAAGTGGATGCGTTGCTTATGGCTGGATCGAAAATATATCCACATCGCCCTGATTTGTCCTATCTGACATTCTATCAATGTCCGAAATGCGGCAACTATGTAGGTACGCATCGGGACGGTCGCCCGCTGGGCACAATTCCGACTCCCGATTTGCGAGCATGGCGACATAAAGTCCATGAAACGATAGATGCGTATTGGCTTCCGACAAAAGACAGAGCCAAACGCAAGCGACTCTATAAAGCCATATCGGCATATATAGGCCGTGAATATCATACCGGAGAGATCAATTCAGTAGAAGAATGCCGACAGGTGATCGGATTCTATCAGAACTTTAAAAACGAGCTACAATGAACACACAATACCACACTACGGCAGCATCCCCAGCCCTTCCGGTTGCAGAAGAATTGGTAGACATCCCCAGCGAGCACATCACGGGTGAGCGCGGCGAATGGTCGAGAATCCGATCCCGGCTGACGGATGTGGATTTCAAGCTGATCTTCCAAGCCATCCGGGAAGCTATAGACAAGGATGTCCGGGGCGATCAGGACGGTCAGATATACACCGTAGCCTACAAAATCTACGACATCCGGGCGGTACATCATTACGAACCGATCACCGAAATGCGCTACGACGTGGATTTCGCATGTTACGAGGAAGTTCAGGTCGGATGCCGGGACAGCATCGAAATATTGAATGTCACCGACATCGACGGCCGGATATGGCCGGGCCACTTGGCCAGTTTGAGAAATTACGCAAAACGAAACAACTTATAATATCATGAAAACACGTATTGAGGTCAGAAGCCGTGCTACTGGCAAGCTGATCACCAGCCATGAGGAGAACCGCCGTATGACGGCCAAAGAAATCGAGAAAGCCAAACGGGATTGCATGCGCAATCTCGATCAGGCCAAAGTTACAGCACCGGAAGTAACCTATATCGAAGACTAAGCCATGGAAACGAACACCACATTACTGACCTTGAGCGGCGACCAACTTGCCCATCTGGCCCGGCGCCTCCCGGATGAGGCCGTTACGCCGCATCCTACGAAGAAATTCCTCTCGTCGATCAAATCCATTTATGTCACAGAACGTCTGAACGAAGTTTTCGGTGTCGGCCGCTGGCGTATCGAGACGGAGATTGTGGAACGTGTGGACCGAATGGTCGTCGTGAAGTTGAAATTCACGATCCCTGACTACGGGATATATTACGAGTGCTACGGAGGCAACGATAACCCGGACCTCGGGGACGCCTACAAGGGAGCCACGACGGACGCTATTACTAAGGTGGCGTCGTGGCTGGGGATTGGAGCCGACGTATTCAAAGGCAAGTATACGAACGGTGTAGCCCCGAAATCTACGCAAAGTACCCCGGCCACGAAAGCCCCGAAATCTACGCAAAGTGCCCCGGCTACCGCTCCAGCGACTCCGACCCGCAAGCGTATCACGATGGAACAGCTGGACGACGCCATCGTCTGCGACCAGCTGATGAAATGGATGTATGGATTTCTCACTACGGCCAACTATGCCGCGGATTTCGACGCCGGAGCGCGATTGCTGAAATCATACGATGCCGATGCGGAAGTCATAGATCGCTTCTCGGCACTCTTTGAATCATACCGTCAAGCACGAAAAAATGCGAAGTGATATGGAGACACAGGTAACATTGATTCGGGAAACGGCGTCTGTCTCCGAGCTGGCCGCCCGGGCTATCTCCTCGGTTGTAAACGGGGAGGTAGACCCGATAACGGCCTATATCAACATTAGCCGTATGGAAAAGGCCATAGCCCTCTACAAGGATAACGCCGATGTGCGAGACATCACGCTGCGGGAGTTATCCAAATACGGCAAGAAGCAGGCGTTCGGAGACTGTGTGCTTGAAGAGTGCGAATCCGGCGTCAAATACGATTATTCGATGTGCGGCGATAGCAAGCTGGCGGATATGTACGCCACGCTGGAAGCCCTGAAAGCCGACATCAAGGAACGGGAAACGATGTTGAAGCACATACCGTCATCCGGGGTTGCAGACCCCGATACTGGCGTGGTGATGTTCCCGCCGGCTCGGAGCAGCAAAACGGTAATTAAGACAACTTTCAAAAAACAATAGGAATAATGGCAGAACTTATCAATGTGTCGCTGTGTGTCAGCGACATTCCCAGGGACAAGATTTTCGTTGCCGAAAACGGCAAAAAGTACATCAGTATCTGCGTGTCGGAACTCCGCGAGGCTGACCAGTACGAGAACACGCATTGTGTGTTCATGCGTCAGTCCAAGGAGGAGCGCGAGCGCAAGGACAAACGAGTGTATGTAGGCCGGGGTAAGTCAGTGGTATTTCGTCCGGCGGAGCCGACGCCCGATCAAGTCGCCGATTTGCCGGTGGCCGAGACCGTAGATGGCCTCCCTTTCTGACGTAGCGCGGTATGGTTTACGATCTGAACACCGACATCGATCGGGAGCGCTTCAAACATCGCGTTAACGCCTTGTATGGCCGCCGTGCACTTGTCGAGTGTTCAGAGCGCAAACCGCAGCGCACGGGAAAGCAAAATCGCTATCTACATGTCATTCTTGGCGAATTCGCAATGCAGACCGGAAACCCGATGGAATATGTTAAACAAGAATATTTCAAGAGGTTATGCAATCCAGAATTATTTGTACGTGTCGAATACGACAAGCTGGCGAAGAAGGATGTTGAGCATTTGCGGTCAAGCCGTGACATTGATACCGGGGAAATGACAACGGCCATTGAGCGATTCCGTAATTGGGCCTCAATGGAGGCCGGTATCGACTTGCCGAACCCCGAAGATAACGAGTGGATCGCTTTCATAGAGCGGGAAATGCAACATCAAAAAATATGGCTGTAATACGGACATAGAATGAATTACTTAGACCTGATACGAAAATTTTGGCAACTTGACGCAACGTGGCAATTTGGCTGCTGTGAATCGAGGCTTTACTTCTATCTTATAGAACAAGCGAATCGGTTAGGCTGGCCGGATAACTTCACGCATTCCGATGCACGGACGTCGATCAATGTAGGGGTGTCACCCAAGAGCTTGCGCGCAGCCAAAAATCGTCTTATGCAGGCTGGGTTGATTTCATTTTCTGGGGGAGGTAAAGGTCGTGCCGATAAATGTAAATACACTTTTAGGTGTGCAGATTTACCACCTAAAGTAACACCTAACGGGACACCTAAAGGTACACCTAACGGGACACCTAAAATAGGGGATACTTCTTATATAGAAGATAAACTAAACCAAACATATAATCCCCCCTATAATCCCCCACAGGGGGAAATGGTAGGAATTCCGGATGAATTTGTGACATTGTGGGACAGCTTTAAGGGAAAACGCAAGTCGCTTGCTGATGACTATAAGGACTTTTGCAAAAAGACAGAGGGTTTGATTGTGGATTATGTTAAATTACGGCATCATTCTCAATTTGCAAAAAATGTCTACTTCCAGACATGGTTAAACGACTTTTTCCCGAAAAAATCCCGGCGTGAGCTTGATACCTCTGCTGTCGAACCTTCGTTCCAACCCATCGTGGCGGATTGGCTTTCTTACAAGTCTGAACGCGGACAGACCTATCGGCAGAGAGGATTCGATAGCTTATATGCACATCTTCTCAAACTTTCCGGGGGCAATGCGGATATCGCCCGTAAGATAATTAAACAATCTATGGCAAATAACTGGGCGGGGTTATTCCCGCTGAAAACGACAAATGACTATGGCCGAAATGCAGACAATCGGGTCGCTCGTAGCGACATTACCGGCGACGAACTCATGCGCCGTTGCGAGGAGCGAGTCAGATCGCGCCTTGCTTGCTCAATGGCGCGGGAAATGGGGGCGGACGGCGACGGTGATGTTGAAGCGTTTTAATCCCGGCGTGCAACGGTATTGTGCCGCTAACATTGATCGTTGCTTTACGGGGGACGCACCGTCTCTGTGGCAGGTGCGGAAAGCCTACGGTAGGGATGCGCTCGATTCGTGGCTGGATATTCAACTTACCGACCTCGTGAACTTTTGCGGCGTGAAAGGCAAGGAGGAATTTTCTCGGATCACCGACGCCGTGGTCGCGGTCATTGCGGACAACTTCGGATATCTGAAACTCTCTGAGTTGATGCTCTTTTTCCAGCGTTTCAAGGCGGGGCATTATGGGCATTTCTACGGCATGGTAGACCCGCTCGTGATTACCGAGGCGTTGCAGGTGTTTCTCGAATACCGCGCCGCCAAACTGGCCGCTATCGAACGCAAACGCCGCAAGTTGGAACAGCAGCAGCGGGAAGTGGATAGGGCCGAGCAGGAACGGCGGGGTGAACTGCTTACCGCCGAGGAGTGGAAAGATATAGGATGGCTTTTCAATATGTAACGACATGATCTACATCGGCATTGATACGGGAGTGCATACAGGCTTCGCCGTATGGCATTCGGACACAAAATACCTCGCGGAGGTAAGTACTGTGACAATAACTCAGGCAATGGAGCGCGTGAAGATGCTTGCGGACATCCTCGGAAAAGACAACATCCGGTTGTTCATCGAGGATGCCCGGCAGCGCAAGTGGTTCGGACACTCAGGGCGGGAGAAATTGCAGGGCGCAGGCTCCGTGAAACGCGATAGCCGCATTTGGGAGGACTGGTGTAGGGAACAAGGGCTGCAATATCGGATGATAGCTCCTGGGTACAACCGCACGAAACTCACGGAGGCACAGTTCAAATTCGTAACCCAGTGGCACGGGCGGTCGTCAGTTCATGGACGCGACGCTGCGATGCTTGTTTTCGGACGATAACTAACATTTAACCAACTACCAACAACTATGAGCAAAAATATTAAAATATCAATTAAGAACTGCTGGACAGGTTCTATTATTTTCGAGTATTCGAGCGTTGATAATACGCTCGCCAAAACAGTATTGGAGGCTTTGAAAGGCGGAGCCGACCTGCGCGGAGCCGACCTGCGCGGAGCCGACCTGCGCGGAGCCGACCTGTGCGAAGCCATCCTGCGCAACGCCATCCTGCGCGAAGCCAACCTGAGCGGAGCCAACCTGCGCAACGCCATCCTGCGCGGAGCCGACCTGCGCGGAGCCGACCTGTACGGAGCCGACCTGTGCGAAGCCATCCTGCGCGAAGCCGACCTGCGCGGAGCCGACCTGTACGGAGCCGACCTGTGCGAAGCCATCCTGCGCGAAGCCGACCTGTACGGAGCCAAAGGTACATACATGGCTTGCCCCACCGATGGCAGTTTCATCGGATGGGAAAAGGCTTCGGGATATATCGTGAAGTTGCAAATCCCGGAGGATGCTCGACGAAGTTCCGCCGGATGCGAAAAATGCCGTTGCGACAAAGCCCTTGTGGTTGATATTCAAAACGTAGACGGAACCAAAGCCGACATCGATACGGTTTGTTCGGATTATGACGAAAACTTCGTGTATGCGGTCGGCGCTACCGTCGAGGTTTCCGATTTTGACGATGACCGTTGGAATGAGTATGCTCCGGGAATCCACTTATTCATCGACCGCCGGGCGGCTGTGGAGTATTAACACGAAAGCCATGAAAGTCATCGTCACCTTTTCGGGCGGGAAAGACAGCCTTGCATCGCTGTTGTGGACCCGGGAACATATCACCAAGAATTTCACGACCGTATTCTGCGATACAGGATGGGAACACCCGCTGACTTACGAGTACATCCACCGCATCGCCGACAAGCTGCATCTCGACCTGGTAACATTGAAGTCGAAGAAGTACGACGGGATGGTTGATCTTGCGCGGCAGAAAAAGCGCTGGCCCTCGACGCGGGCTCGATTCTGCACGGAAGAATTCAAAACCAAGCCGACGATCGATTACGTGCTGGACGAGGTTCAGGACAATATGCTGATGATTCAGGGGATCAGAGGCGCAGAATCACCGGCGCGAGCCAAGATGTCGTCGCGATGTACGTATTTCAAGTACTATTTCGAGCCTTACGGATACGACAAAAACGGCAAGCCGAAAAAGCATACCTACCGGGGCAAGGAGGTACGAGCGTTCCGGGAGAAATTCGCCGATGATCTGTTACGGCCCGTCTTCGACTGGTCGGCGCAGCAGGTGATTGATTATATCCTCGCCGCTGGACTGGAGCCGAACCCGCTCTATCGGATGGGCTACAAACGGGTCGGATGCTGGCCGTGTGTGATGGCGAATCAGCGGGACATTCTCAACATCGCGCGGCAGGCACCGGAGCGTATCGACGATATTGCAAGCCTTGAAACGGAATTTCATTCCTCGTTTTTAGGACCTGACAAGATACCCGTCCACGCGATCCCCAGCGGCGAGAAATATCCGACGATCCGTAATGTCGTGCGCTATGTCGAGTGGCAGAACGCTACGGGCAGCTTGTTCGACGACGACACGGCGACCAGCTGCATGAGCTATTACGGACTATGCGAATAGGATTCGAATTCAAAAATTACAAGGTATGAAAACAGATAAAAAGATACTCGATGCTTGCTGCGGCTCCTTATCTTATATTCCATATCCCGACGAATACATCCTCCGCCGCGTTGTGGAGCTAAAAGGAAAGAGAAAATGAAGATCAATAGACAAATAAACGAATGTCATTGCGACAACTGCCGAAAATACGAAGAATGCCGAGCCAAAGGAATATTCGACGACGATTCGGGCTTTGACTTCTGCGTGAACTATGAGGATGTGAGCTATCCCGATGACGATAACGATGAAAACGATTGAGCCATGAAAAGCGAAAAAGCAATGGAATATGTCGGGCGACATAACTGGCCCGATGAGGATACTAATATCCGCGCCATATATTGCTATCATGTTCAAGATGCTATCGAACTCGCCGAGCAGGAGGCCGAGGAGCGGATGCGGGAGAAAGCAATCGAGGCGTTCAAGTCGTCTTGCAAATATCAGGACGGTTGCTTGGGGGCCAACAGAAAATGCGATCAAACGCAGTGCGCAGATTTAAATGAATTTATCCAAAAACTGAACGAGGAATGAAAAACTTTTTGATTGACGGCATTTGGCAAGGGCCACCGGATGGGTTCGTCGTAAAGGAATGGCTCAATGAGGTTGTCGCCTATTCAGGTCTTGATGAATACCTTCGGCCGACGGGAGTTATTCGGCGGTTCCAGAAAATAGAACGAGTGCGCCGCAATGGCCGTGGCCGGGGCAAGACCGTCGAAGCTATCGCGGCGGAGATCAAGAGGACAAACAATCTAAAACGACAAGAATAGGATGAAATTCACCACCCCGTGCTTTGTTCGTGTTGAGGAACTAAAACAGAAAAGAAAATGAAACAATCAAGATTGGAGCTCAGAGAGAATTATGACAAGGCCTGCTACGCCTATCTGATGGCGTTCTGCGAAAAGCACGGCTTCGACTATGCCGATGCCGCCCGGAACTGGGTCGGCGGCGATGTTGGCGGAATCACCGAATGCGCGGATTATATAGTCCGGATGGACGACATCATCACCGACATCGATATGGATGCTCCGGAGGATGAATACGTCAAGTATTACGACTACTGCCTGCGTGTGCACTCTATCGCCAACGGTGAACTGAAAACCCCGAATTACGCCAGCTGGCTGCGGGGATGTCCTCGGATGGATGAGGAACAGATTAAGCGGTTGGAAGAGTTGCAGCAGGACATCCGGAACGCTGAAACGGTTCTTAAAGCGGAGATCAACAAGATGAACGAATTCTAAAAAACATGAATTTTTTAACACCTGCATTCGTGAGGGTTAATGACCCGGAGAAGCGAAAAGATCTGACCGAATGGCTGAAAGGAATCGGGTACATGGTATGCCGTTGTTGCTTGTTCGACGGCTGGAATACATTGCATTGCGGCGCTATCAATCGGAATAGAATTGACTACGAGGTGCACGGAATTCCGGATTATGACGGTGACACCGGGTATAATGTCGGATGGTTTAAAGCAGAAGATGCTGACAAAGAGCATCCGTCCTACGACTGTGGCGAAAACATCGAGCTGTTCAAAGCGTTGGCGGCGATGAACGACGAGAACGACCGGGAGCAGTGGTTCATTGATGAGTTGGGTCATTTTGAGAAGTGCAGAGTCAATGAGGCTAATATCGTTGGATGGATTATGTTGTATTGCAAGACGCCGCGTAAGGCCACGGTCGAGGAGATTGTCGAACATTTCAAAGAGAAATAACTATGCATAAAATCATGTTTAACGACCGCTACGGTTTGACGCAGGCGGTTATCGAGGGTCGAAAGACCATGACGAGGCGGATTATTCCGCGTGAGTTTTTCACGCTGCAATGGGATGTGAGCGGCGAAAAAGATTTGGTATTCGAAAATGCGGACGGGGATATGGTAGATATTCGCAGGTCGAGATATACCAAATACAAGGTCGGCGAGGTCGTGGCCGTGGCGCAAAGATATGAAGATGTAGAGGAACTTTCATACTTATTACGCGATCCGTTTAGCGAGACGTATTTTGAAGAAGTAAACATAGGAGACGAACCCGGCTACCGAAACAAGATGTTCGTCAAAGCCGAGTTGATGCCCCACCAAATCCGCATCACCGGAATCCGTTGCGAGCTGTTGCAGGATATTACTGACGAAGATTGTATGAAAGAAGGGATCAGGGAAGACCCGTTCCCCATTGAGAACCCGTATTATTTTGGGGATGCTAAAGAGGGCGGCCTTGTTCATTTGGGCACACCCCGTGAAGCCTTTGCTTCGCTGATCGATCGGGTGTCGGGTAAAGGCACTTGGGCATCGAATCCGTGGGTCGTGGTGTACGAATTCGAACTTGTAAAATAGCAATGAGATGGCTTACTATATTACAGAACCTTTAGCTGGCAGCAACGATGTAGTTGTGTCGGTTTATAAGAATACGGGAGAATATGTCGGGAATATCATTTGCGACAGATATAAATGGAGGATGTCGTCCGATGATGACAGAGATGACATTATTCGAAAGTGTTTCGGCGATAAGAAGTGGATTTGGTGAAATGAGCGACTTGATCTGTCAAATAGTTACCCGTAGAATATATGCTTACGTGGCCGAGATATTCGGGGGACCCGCATTTTGGGATGGCAAGTGGTGTCTTATGGTCGATGTGATTTGGCGGGACAATGGATGTCCAATACGTGAAAAAATGGTGCTAAAGTTCGACACCGAAGAAGAGGCGGGACGGGTGAAAATCGGGACGATAGCGAAGGATAAAACACTTTATGAATTACTGAAATAGCGAGATTCTCGCAAAATCTCGAAAAACTGAAATAAATATGATAACGAGAGAACAATATTGCGCCGCCAAAAAGATCGTCGAAATATACGAGGATCAGGTGTATGCCGAACATTTGGAGCAAGTCAAAAAAGATTTTCCGATTGGTTGTCTTGCGGAATCACAATCAGGATGGACCCACGGGACGGTTTGGGGATATGGCCGTGTGGGTTGCGAGGTGACACTCAAAGTTGATACTGGCTACCATCGAGCCGGCCGTTTCCTTGCCAAGTATGCGAAAAAACTATAAAAATATGGGAACGATTAAAGAAAGAGCGAAAGAATATGCGCAGGCGATATATGGTTATGCCCCTACGATTGAAATCGCATTTATTCGAGGTGCAAGGTCTGAACACGAAGAGCTGACCTGCTGGCGTGATCCGAAATGCCCTCCAGCCCACAGAAAACCGGTGTTGATAAAGGGGGTAACACCATCTGGAAGAAAATGCTTGGTTGTAGGCGTATTCTATAAATCTGGGTTACAAACTAATACATATTACAAAGTAGATCCGATCGGCTGGCGGGAGATTCACGAATAGAGCTATGGATACTCTAACCCCACATGACGGCCTCACGAATGAGAAGATTTGCAAGGCGCAGATTGAGGCCATCGAAAAGAAACAGAACGAATACAAACTGATCGGTCGGCTGACGAAGGTCCCCGGTCACACCCTCTACAAGTTCAACACGACCACGCGGGAGGCTTCGAAAGCCGAAATGCGAACCGAGATAACACGTCAATACGATCCTGATACGGATACGGTTATCCGCCATGTCAAATCGGGCGTGAAGGTCGAAAAGGACTGCTACTACGAACAAGCGTTGAACATGAAGAACTTCATCAAGCGTCTGCGCCGGCGGGGAATCATCGGGGTGGACGAGAATGTGAAAATTGTAAAATGAGATAATTATGCGAGAAATTAAATTCCGGGGCAAGCGCCTCGACAATGGGGAATGGTTATACGGTTCGTTATTGGTTAGTCATTTCAAAGACGATAAAAAAGAACGGTATTTCATCACTCAATTTTCCGGTAATTATACTTTCGAACATGAGGTCGATCCCAACACCGTCGGCCAGTTCACGGGGCTGAAAGACAAGAGCGGCAGGGAGATTTACGAAGAGGATATTCTTTTCGATGAATCAGGCGTCTATGCCGTAGTTTGTTATTCAATGGGTACTTTTTGTGTTGATTTCGGAGAGGGGTTCGATCTGCAATACTTCACCGATGGTATCCATGAAATATGCGATGTTGTTAGCAACATCCACGATAATCCGGAATTACTTAAAACTGAATAGATCATGAAGAATTTCGATTTGGAGGCCGCCAAGCGAGGTGCGGCTGGTTTAAATTGTTCAAAAGGTTTGTGTTTATCCGTGGACAAAACCAGCTCAAACCCCTAAAACCTGTTCAAAAGGTAATAAAAAGAGGCAATCCCGAAGAATCACCCCTGCGCTCACAACGTAAAGGTAGTGATTAATTCGGGGAAACAATGGGTGAGCAGAAAGAAAAACGCAGAGGCGGCCAGCGGGACGATTCCGAGGTCCATATAAGCTATTCGAGG